TTTTGATACCATATGTGAGACATCCAAGATAGACTGAGTTAGAATAAAATCTCTGGATTTAAACTTCTAAGGCATTTGTTGTGGTTGTGTTGATTGTGTTGATTGTGTTGATATAACCGAATCTGTTGAATCTCTGGGTGCTGGTGCTGGCCGTGTCATATCTGGTGCTGGTGCTGGTGCTGGTGTCGTTGTATCTTTCTTTTTCTTGTCCTTCTCTGGATCTTCTGGATCTGGTGGTGGCTTACGCTCACACATACATATATTACAATTGTCGGTCAAACCCAATCGACACTTGATATAACATCTGGATGACAAGATAATCGTCAATAAACCACCGACACTTGCTAAAATAATCGCCCCACTACCTGCTAGATCACTGAGAGAATAATCATCCATATTGCCGAAGCTCATCTTAACCGATTGTTATAATATTATAACTTTGATTTTTTTTCTAGAATAGAATTTATATATAGATATTGATTATAACAGCGATGAGTTCATATTGGAAAACCGATGATATCGTGCGTATTGGTGAAACTGAAGTCTCTGTCCCATCTGAAAATGGATTGTCTTATAGCCCTGGCCAGAAAATCTCCCTATTTGTCCCCCCATCTGTGAAATTTCTTAGTGGTAAGGATAGTTATTTGGAGTTTGATGTCAAGATTTCTCTGCCAGCGGGACTCCCGCCGACACGACTACAGCTGGATGAAATGGGTGCTAGTTGTCTGTTTGAAAATATTCGTGTCTATGATGGCACACGCGGTAATCTTTTGGAAGAAGTCCAAGATTACAACACAGCGGTCGCCGTTGATTACTCTTACAACGCAGATGATTCTCTCCGCTCTGTAAGAGCTCTTCAAGAGTGTGCCACCACTTATGATCCGCGTAGTCAAGGCACAAAAGGTGGCACCTGCTCGCGTAAATCAAACCTTAACACCAATCCGTGGTTTCGCCCTGCTGTTGATGGCACTACCACTTGGTCAAATGCTGATTTCCTTACCGCTAAGTGTTGTGTCCCCCTTCACCTTGGATGCTTTCAAGATAAGATCTTTCCGTGTATGATGACATCTGGTCTCTACCTTGAATTTGACCTTGCTCCTGCTGAGCGTGTCATCAAGCAGTTAGATAGTGTCTCTGCCTTCACACGACTGAATCTCAACCCAGTCTTCCAAGGCAGAAACGACACTGGAGACCCTTTCGCGGCTGATGGGGCAAATCGTAATACCATCTTTCTCAAGACTCTCAACTCTGTCAATGATGTCAAGTCTTGTCCATTTGTGGTGGGTGAAACCATAAAGTTCGCAAACATCACCACTGGGGCGGTCTATGATGAAATCATCGCTGACACCGGTGGCGGGGGCGGGGACGGCACGATGATCATTGGATCTATTGCTGAAGATAGCAACTTAGTGAAAATTACCCTTGTCAATAATGTCGCTAACCCCGTTGGGAAGACGCCCATCACATCTGGTGCTTTCTGCCTTGTCTCTACATCTGTCTCCAAACAAGCGTCGGTATATGGAGCATCGTATCAAGTCAGCAACTTTAATCTCGTCTGCCACCAGATCGATCTTGACCCATCGTATGAGCAAGGAATGATTGCTAAGGCACGCGAAGGCAAGGCCATAGAGTTTGATATTTACTCCAAAACTTGCTACAAACATTCTATCCTTGCGTCTGAAAAGCAAGTCACCTTCCAAGTATTTGCTCAAAACTCACGAGCACAGAGTATGGTTATTGTTCCTACGGATGCCACCATCTACAACTCCAAGTCTCTCATCGCTGGTCAAGGAACTTATGAAATTGTCAAGGGTAGTTCAACTCAAGATTTGAAGCGTGCTAGTCATCGGTCTGGATACACTGGTATCAACGATGGACTCACATCATCGCAGTATGTGGTGGATGGTCGTCTTGTTCCGTCTCGCCCTGTTTTGACCACAAAGATTGCCACCAAAAACTCTATCGACGCGTTCCATTGTTTTGAACTTGAAAAGAGTCTCAGTAATGCTGGAATAGATCCACTGAGTTTTGTAGAATTCGCAGACAACTTTTGTATGGGTCGTGCCTTCGGTCTACAGAATGGAGCAATGGATATGCGTGGCAAAGACCTTGCCGTCCAGTTGAAATACGAATCTCCTGTTACGGCTCCAGAAAAGCCTAAGATGTTTAAAACCTTTGTCTATCACATCCGCCGTCTTGTGATTCGCAATGGAGCCGTCAGCGTAGAGCAGTAATTTTTTGTTATTTTTCATTTTATAACTATTATAACAAGTATATTATAATACAATGAGCGGAGCAACTTCACGATACTTGGAGATAAGGCCAAATAACATCCCCAGTAATGGAAAGATTTCTTTCAAAAACGGAATGCCTATGTTGTCCTTTACGATTGCTAGCCAGAATGGATTACTTGATCCATCTACGATACGGATTGTCGGCAACCTGCGTGTCTTTCGTGATAATTTAGATCCACCCACGCCCCAGACCAACGCCGACAACCCTAAGATTACTATGGATAATCGCTTGGGTGTCTTTGCCTTGTGGGAGCAATTGACGATTCGTCATTCAAAATCTAAGATGGTCTGTGAACAGATTCGTCATTATAATCGCTATATGTCATCCTACCTTGGAACCAGTTCATCCACTCAAGATTTGGTGGGTCATCTGGGTGAAACCGCCCTGTGTATGCCTAACCCCAAAGCCTTTGTTGATAGTGTCATAGACAACAACACGCGTGGTGAAACTCAGCGTAATGCGTCTTTCTCGTGCCATCTGCCGTCTGGATTTTTGTCTGGTGGCAACCACATCAACCTTATGGAGACATCGTTCGGTGGTTTAGAGATTGAGATTATGCTTGCTCCTGATAGCAATGTGCTTTTCTCTGAAACCGAAGTTGTCGCTGGAATGGAAGAAGCACACTACCAGTTATCTAACCTGAAACTCACTTGTGAAGTCGGTGATATTAGACCTGAAGATATGGCAGTAATGTCAGCACAGACCACTGGATCAATGGAGTATAATACTATCACTGGTCTCTACACATCGATCAACACCAACAACGCCCAGATTCAGTATGATGTCGCCCTTCGCCAACTCCAGTCTGCTTTCTTAACATTTTGTCCGTCCAACCATATCAACACCTTAGCACAGAATGGTCTCGCAACCACTTACCCCGCAAAGAATGGTAATACACTCGGTCATTTCACTCGTGTTCAGTTTCTACGCGGTGGTCAAAAGTATCCTGCTGATTTTGATTATGTCACCAATAAATCCTTTGACGCCAAAGTCACCACCGCCGACTCTCAACTCGCTCGTCTCCAACTTGAAGCCATTATCCCTGAATATCAACTGGATCGCACATCTGCTGGCCCTGTGAATCTTAACAGAGAGTATAGTCTTACTGGCACTGGCACAGATGCTACTTCATACAAAGTCCAGCCAGATGGTGGTCCGCTGTTTGCTATCGGTGTAAGATATTCTCAGTTTGGATCTGGACAAGATTTCAGCCGTGAGCAGTTTGGTGTGTCGCTTGAATCAGATTTATCTGGTGATGACCCCCAGTCGGTCTTTCTCTTTTTGAAGGCAAAAGCAACCCTGATGTATTCTCCTACTGGAGTTCAAGTTATATCGTAATTATTATCTATATGTTAAGATTTTTAAAATTGTTTTCTATATCAAATTATACTAACGGCATTAGTATAACTATGGACGGCGTATCTCAAACCCAGACTGATGTGAACCCTAGTGCGACTGCTCAAAAGACGATTAGTGGTGGAGTCCCGAATTTCATCCGCCTTGATAGTATCCCTGTCAATTACATACAGCAAGTGGAGACCGACCTGCTTGAACCTGTGGTATTTAACGATCCATCCGTCGGTGATGGCTTCTGTAGATTTACCCTACAGAATAAAGGGTTTCTACACTCATCGTCAAAACTCTTTTTGAGTCTTGTGCCCCCTGCTGGCAACCCTAGTGCTATCCCCCCACTGAGTGTTGGTATTGGTGCTGTTATCAAGAAGGCGGTATTGAAGGTCGGCAACCAGAATCTTAATGAGATTAGCGAATGGCAAAATCTCCACGCAGTCAAGTCATCCTTGATTGCCAATGAACTAAACAAAGAGCGTGAGCAGTATCTTACTGGTCGTGGTGTGTCTCATCGTTTCAAGTATGATGCCACTGGCACGAAGGCTGGCCGTCAAGCAAAGCATATCGTCGTGGATAATGGTGTGGAAGTCGGTGGGGCTGGAAATTTAGAAGCGTTGGATTGTTTGAATATGGATGGGACTTCCCCCACGACTCTCACTGAGTCTCCATCATATGCGGTAGATCTTTCTGATCTTTTCCCTTTCTTGAAGACGCATCAGCTACCGCTGTATATGATTGATCAACCCATCAATATTGAACTGACTTTCGCACCGCAATCCAAATTTCGTGCGGTTGTGGATAGTGCTGGTGCTGACGCTAATTCCAACTACTCCATCGATCGCAATGAAGTCAAGTTTTGTGCCGATTATATCTTCTATGGAGCTGGCGATGAAATGGAGCAATACAAACAAGCGAATCAAGATATGACTTTCTCATTTGTGGATTACCGACTCAACTCGGCATCTCTGCCAACTATGACTGGTGCTGGTGGCACTCCCATCGTCCGTAATCTGGGTATGGCGAATCGTATGGTCACACGCGTGATTACTTGTTTCTCTGCCGAAGACGGCGACCCTGACAATCTCTTGGGTGGATACGCCAGTTTTGCTCCATTAAAAACGGCCGTTGTTGCTGGCCCACCTGTCACTGGTGGTATTGTCGGCCCTTTCAAATACAACTTACGCTACAATGATCGCTTTGAGTTTGCCAGCGATGTTGATAATTCAGCACGACTCTTTAGTCTCTTGACGGATGCTGAATCTGTGCCGTTTATCACACGAGAAGAATTTTCTCACGAAGGGTCTGTGTTATCTACAACAGAGACTTACCTTGGCCGTGCTATCGGTGGCAATGGCGAGACTGGTCTTGCTGGTGGTTTCTTCTATAACAGCACGCGTCTCACTGGTGGCCGTGTGGGTCATCGTGGCATCGAACTTCACATCACTGGACAAATGCCCGCAAAGGCTAAAATCCTGAAGTCCTACTGCGAATACCTACGCGTTGCTCGTCTTCGCAATGGAAATTTTGAGATTTTCAACGCCTAAATAAATTCATAACATATTGTATAGATGAGTGGTATAACCTTCAACAAGAGAGAAGTTCAAAGATACAAAGCAGACAGCAAATATGGTAAAATCGGTGAATTGAAAACCCCTGAGATACGACGAATGATACGAGCACACAACAAGTTGATGGATATCAACATACCACCGAAATCATCTCGTGCCTACATAATGAAACTCATCAAAGATAATGGATATACCATAGATCACAAGAAGGCACAATTGACACCCAGTAAGACACTCAAGAAACCAAAGACACGAAAGACAATTACTTTAGAAACTGCGAATAAAATGTTTCCACGAAAATAATATATATCATAACATATAGTTAAGATAAGATGGCATACGGATCAGCACCACCACCACAGAAAAAGAAACCACGACAGCAAACGCAAAAGAAACTGACGCCACTCACGAAGGAGCAAAACAAAAAATTACAAGAGCATAAACAACATCACACACCAAAACATATGGCGATGATGAGACGCTTGATGCGTCAAGGATCGTCATTTTCACAAGCACATAAAATGGCACAAAAGTCTGTCGGCAAATAATTACGCCTTAGCCTTAGCCTTCTTAATATAGATAGCATTCTCTGTTTCTACGCCGTGTCCAAGTATCTTGGCGTGCTCTTCTTGAGCAATTTTGGTATCTAGAAACTTATGACTGCTTACAATCTTACGCACCATTGTTGTGGAGATATTCTTTTGAATATATTTTTGCGAGTATTTAATCAATAGTTGCGAAAGATAGTTGGCACTGATTGGAAACACAACATCACCCATTCGCAACTTATGGATACGAATATAACTTCTCAGTATCTTATTGAGTTCAGCATCCTTGATGGGGATTCGATTTTCACCATACTTCTTGCTTGTTTTATACACATTGTCAACAATCATAAATTCATCCTTATCCTTTACCAAATAATTTCTATTCATCTTATCTTCCTGTGTGAGTTGTTGTTCACGCTTAGCAGTTGTAAGTGTTAGACCAGCAAGATCATTTCTAAGTGGGTATCTTATGAGAATCTGGAAGATAGTCGATACCATCCGTATGTTATCATCGCCACGCTTTTCCTGAAAGGTAACATCACGCTTGAGTTTCTTCACAAAGTCTTCCAACTCGGTCATCGTGATAAAATTGTCAGACTGCTTGTCGCTGATCACACCTGTCTTTTGCTCCTGTTGATACTTCTCATTAAGTTCTGTTGCCCAAGTGTCATACTGATTGATGTGTTCGTGTAAATCGCCATCCACATCAATGGCTGACAAGAATGCCGACACTCCAGTGTAAGCATTCCTTTGACTGGTGTAAGCAAGATCTGACACCAGCGTCTTAACAAGTGGTGGATCCTGAAGGAACGCAAAGTCAGTCTTGTTGGCCTTTTTCATCAACTTTTTCACCTGTTGCCAGTATGCCTTGATGGGGGATGCCTTCAAATGGGGTCGCCATTCCAAAAGTGCTTCTCCAACATACTGCTCCATTGTATCCATTTCGGCTTTAGTCATCCACACCATTATTGTCTATAATCTACATTAGACTATTATGTTTAAATCAAATTTTAGTTTAGAGTTCGTTGTCTCTGTGATTACAACTAGCACACAATATCT